CTCAGCCACCTTACGCGCAGCGATTTCAGCCTGTACCGTATCCAAAGATTCACCAAGCTTACGAGAAGCTTCCAGCTTCCGCAAGCCAATACGAAAATCCTTGTGAATAATCGGCACGGGAACGGAAATCAGCGTGTAATCAACAGCATCTTCCTCTCCCTTAGTAGCCCCGTCCATACTCACATCGGCACTGGACATGTCACTGGCCTTCTCATACTGAGAAACGGTCGTGCCAAGACCCCCTAGATCGTGTACCAGACCTGCCGCCCTAAGATCGTTGATTCCATTCAATCGTGCACGGGCAACATCAACTACCCTGGCATCCAAAAGAGCCCATTCATCATCACGAAGAGCAGAATTTACGCGAAGCTTAGAGACATCGATTCCACTGGAAGTCATGGTGACAAGATCGTTACCGGAAAACAACGAATTAAACGTATTGATTTTCGCCATGTCTTCCATTTTACACCACCTCCACTTTGATTCGAGTAGCGCCGTCATGCGGTCCCTTTGCATCTCCAGCCGTATTATCAACATCTTCCAACGAAACCCCTACAACAGATTCTGGATCACCACTAGCAACATATTCCGCAAGAGTTCCATTAGCATTAGACATTAGAAACGTACCGATAGCCACGCTACCACCAGAACACAATAAAGCATAAACTTCGTCTCCAGGAGATGCTACAAAGTACTTAACGGTATCACCACTGGCATATGAAAAGGAAATTCCGCTTCCGATGAAGTCAGCCACATCGGCAAAAGCCGGGACTGCATTTCCACCGGATACAGAATGCCTTTGGACTTGCCCAGACGCATTAAGTTCAAGTAGATCTCCGGGAGTAACCGCATCACCAGCAACCCGTTCCTTTTGGATTGGCTTGCCTTTCAAAAGAATTACATTCGGCATTTTATACCCCCTTAAATACAAAAAACTCTAAGTTAATAAAACAACTCATCTTTCGTATATTCAATCGCAAATCGTACATATTCTGTCCACTATAGCAATACAGAAGGTGGTTTATAGCCATCCTTATCGTTGGATTTAATCTTAGGCACCCTCCGCATAACTACACCGGAATAATCAGAATCGGCCTTAATAGCCTTAGATAGTTTCTCCAGCTTATCCACTGAAAAGTCTTTCATCTCACCTTCGGTCAAATCACTATGCTTTGCAATATTAGCAATAAGTTTCTTTTTGTATTCATTGACAAAAGCAACTGCAGAAGCCACTTCAGACTTCCAAGGATCCGGAATCAAATCAATGGCCTCATCCATGGAATTAACCTTTGGAGTTTCATCCTTAACTTCAACATTTTCAAGTACAACTTCATGTTCCTCGGTTACAGGAACTTCCTCTTCGGCTTCCTTGGAAACAACCTGTTCCTGAGATTTGATTTCCTCTTCAACAGGTTCGGCCTCGACTTCCGTCTTGACTTCATCGGATTTGTTGGAATTTTCAAAAGCAGCAATAAGCTTATCCAATGCAGCATCGTTAAGCTTATTCAAAATCTCAATATCGTCTTTTTCAAAGCAACCAAGTTCAATTAGTTTATTTACTTTATCATTCATAACTAAAACCTCTCCATTTCCTTCATCGTTATCTTCCTCAACGTAAATCTTGTCGTATTGGCAAGAACAATCACGTTTCGAAAGAGAAAACAATTTGGCTAGAAAATCAACAAATCCAAAGTCCTTAGCGGATTCTACATTAGTAAAGTGTCTATCCAAAAGATTCCTGGCTACACGTTGAATCGATTCCTGAGTCTCAACCGGAATATTTGCTTGCGGAGCTCTTGCAATAGCATTACGCAGTGCTCCCGCATTAAGCTTATTTGTATTAGGATTAACTACCGGAAATGCAATCAAATCATCAATAGTTTCAGCAGTCGAAGATCCGATCAGTGTCTTACTGGCAATCCATTGCTTCATCGCAGCGGGAGCATCTTGAACCCTTGCTGGAACATTCTCAGGCTTTTCGGCACCACTATGCTTATAATAACCGGCTACATAAGCCTCGAAAGTCTTATCAACAGAAGCCCAAGAAATAGTCTCAGTACCTTCAAAAGAAGGCGTTCTAGCTCTCCTCAAAACATTAACATTAATTTCATTCATGTTATTTACCCTCGGGATACCACACCCATCCTCCCAGCTACAAGCTCCTCTTTCCCCACCTTTAAGAATGGCCAAGTGATCCGGAATTATCACTTTAGCCATAACATCATATTTATTACCATCAAAAATACCAGAACTAAATTCATCTACTGAAAAGAAACCTACACTTACATCAAATCTCTTATTATCATCAATAAGTTGATCTACTAGGTTCAAACCGGAAACATTGCTAGAATCTATCCAAACCTCTCCAATTAAAGAATTAGCATCTCTATCGAATTCAACATTAAAAAAATATCCTACAGTAAGTGTTGAAATAATCTCAGGCACCCTCGCACTAACATATGTACTACCAATCTTAGGATGTCCTATTGTAACCGGAGAAAAATTCCAACCAGGAGCGGATACCGATAATACTTCCTTCGGAATATATAATCCGTTCAACACACCTTCACGAATTGCAACTACTGGAAATACATAAAATATTTTCCCATTAAGTTCTCTCTCTTCGCGTTTAACAGCTTCATTAGTCAAGGAAGAAAATAAACGTATATCAGTCATAATCCCTCTGAATTTATATCGAAAAGTTTAGCAATTTCGTTCACCTCTATATAGTATTAGTCTTCCTCCTCTTCATTCTCATTGTCACCACTATCAATCTTAGAATCAACTTCTTTTATAGTTGAGAATCCCATAAGACCGGGAACGTTTAGAATCTCAAAGGCTTGTTCCTTAGTAATAATTCCTACCGAAACCGCATCGGCAAGTTTCTCGGCAGCACGAGCCCAAGTCCACACGGCCTGAGCCTGTCTAGTTTCATCCATCTCAAACAAAGACGGCCAATGGACATCATATACTCCATCAGGAGGAGAAATCACTCCAAGATCGATCATCTTATTAACAAAAGGTCGCAAAATAACCGGCTCGGCAAATTGTTCCTGCCGTTCTTTGATCCTGGAATTCCAGTTAACTTCATCCTGTTCCGAAGCAAGCTCACCACGCTCCGATCCAAACAAAATTCTTTTTGGAATCTTGGTAGTACCGGAGATTAAAGTAATGATAGCATCAAATACTCCGGAAGGATCGGCTATTTGAGAACGAATCGGCTTAACATCAACACCTTGAGTTCTTATTACCCTTCGAATCCCATGAATATATTCTTCAATCTCTTCATCCAATTCGGCAAGGCTATCATTGTCCAATTCACCTAACTGAAATTCTGGATTAACATCAACATGAAGCCCTCGGTAAGCTCCTTGCCAAAACATTTCAGCCGAACCCGGGACAGTCTTATCTAGATCATCCAGCAGATTAAATACGGCTTGCAATCTAGGCGTTCCGTATACTTCATCCTCCATAAGATCTTCTGCAACATGAATAACCCGACTGGCATGTACAGTAACATTCATATAATCCACCGAAGCGTATGACTCGGGAGACAATGTAATCTCATATAGCAAAGGTTTGCCGAAATCAGGATCGCTACGATCATCTACCAATTCTTTAATCCTTACGCTTCCTTCAGAAAATACGGATAGATGCGTTATTTGATTTGGATCATCAAGCTTCCCTTCAAGCTTCTTGGAAAGATCTCTCCCCCGGCTCCCACCTATTCCAATCATAAGAATACCGTATCTTCCTATTCCAGAAATACGATCAACTCGTTCAAAATAATGTAATACCCTAAGTCTTTTATTCAATGCAACCCAATCTTTCTCAAAAGGAGTATCGGGATTTTTTGAATTATTTTCATATACAATAGGAGGCCTTCTCCAAGTTGCACTCGACGGAGCATCTACAATGCGCTTTGCAATACCACCTCTTGTATATTTTGCCAAATAATCATTAAATGAAATAACGGATTTGTACCCAAGAACTTTGTACAAATCCCTGGCACCGCCAAATTGCTTGCCGAGATATTGTGCCAAAGATGCACGAGATACTATAGATGCAAGTACCTTCAGCTTATTCTCGTCAAGTCTCTTTTCGACACTAACAGCATTAGATTTATTTGGATTTTTAGAATTCCATTTCTGTTGCATGGATTGAGATATCTTCAACTTAGCTTCTTCAGAATGCTTACTACCTTTCTTCATCTTCGGATCTCCCAGATATTGAAACAATATTCCTACCAAAAGATATTCTAGGTAAAATGCTTTTCTTATTGCTCTTCCTGTCACGTCCCCAACATAACTTCCTAGTTCCTCGCTGTAACCGTAGTAGCGCTTGTGTAGTTGAATCTATCTGGTCCCAGTAAGCCCCGCCGCCTTCCGGCGTTGCATTAGCGAATTCCTCAATATAATCATCTACCCAAGCCGCATTACGTGGAAGTAAAACATTACCTGCCTCGATGAATGGGACTATGGCATTTAATCTTGAAACCTTATCGTCATGACCGGGATCAAACGGAATAATACAAGGGATCCTGCTCTTCAAATATGAAATAACTGCAGGACCATTAGCCTTTTCTTCAACTAAGATATAGTTACAAGGCCATTTTGCATACATCATCTCAAGTGCCCTTACCGACTCGGGGAAGTCAAGCCGCTTACGTATCTGATGAAGCAAATAACGATTGGCGTCTTTTGCGGCCCATACCTGGCCGACTACATAAGACGAAGCACTAGTTGACTTAAATGAAAAATCCCATGAATGAATTACAACATCGAATTTCAAATTCCCGGAAGAATCTTTGGGAAGCTCATTCCAATCGAAATAACGCCACCATTCCTTTTTAACGATACCTCCCTCGGGCGGTACCGGATTCTGCTGGTACTGAGAAGCCCAGGCATATGTACCGACCACCTTCTTTATATGCTCAACGTCTTTCTTATCGTACATGGAAGGCCACAGGAGCTCCCCGGCAAATGTTCTCGGATCTTTGAACCCTATTGATGTAGTCTTCGATCTACGAGGCTCATATTCCATTGGAAGCTCCAGAACTTCCCACCCTCCTTGCTTCATCAAGTAACCTGCCAGATCTTCCTCGTGGACTCTTTGCTGAACAAGTATCATGACTCCGGTTTTTGGATCGTTTAAACGAGTACTCATGGAAGTCGTCCACCATCGTATAACGGCTTGCCGTTTGGCTTTCGAAGGAGCCTCTTTGACATTGTGGGGATCATCGCAGACTATCATCGTCCCACCGAGGCCGGTACCGGCACCACCAACTGAAGTAGCTATCCTATATCCTGTCCTATCATTTACAAAATATGTCTTAAGGTTTAGGTCACCGGATAACTTAAACGTATGGCCCCAATTCCTCTGATACCAATTTGAAAGAACAACATTACGGCAAGATACGCTGTGATCCGTCGAAAGCGTCGACGAATAAGAGGAAAACAAGAATTTCTCGGAAGGATCTTTAGTCCATGCCCAAGCCGGAAAAAATACCGAACACAATCTTGACTTTCCGAATCTCGGAGGAATGCATATGACAAGACGTTTTATGTCACGATTGTAAGCCGCCTCTAGATGATCGCATATGATATCGATATGCCAATTGGAAGAGAATTTAGTCGTAGGATCCGTGACGTGCCAAGCCTCTTCAACAAATTTCTTGAATTTGATTTCAGGGCCTTTTGCAGACACGAGTCCCTTTTCAACCACTTCAAGCAAAGAAGATATATCATTAGAAACTTCCATAGTTTACTATTATAGTATCGCATACTTTTAACAAAATGTCCTTAAATATTACTTTTTAATACTATTCTCAATATCTTTAACTACAATTCTTACTTTCTCAATAATTCCCTGATGCCTTTTCCATACCGAACTTTTAGACCTTCCCAGGGCTTTCCCAACTAATCTATATGACATTCCTTTTACATAAATCATCTTAACTATTGACTTTTCTTCTTCACTAAGCATCGGCATTACCGAATCAATTATCTTAAAATTATCTAATTTCCTATTTAATCTTATTTCTTCGTGTTCGTTGTTTTCCTCGGATTTAATCTCGTCATAGATATCTAGTATCCCAGCCTCGACAATCTCGTCTAACGAATCTATCTCAACAACATGATGAAACTCTTTTCTGACATAACTTATGATCCTGCCACACATTTTTATCGTAACATAGCTTCTAAATGTATTGCGTCTAGCCGGATCGTACTTCTTAGCGGCATCAAGCATCCCCAGCATGGCTTCTTGTACAAGATCATCCACAATAGATGAAAATGAAAAGCCGAACATGGCGGCATAGCGATATGCAAACCTTCTGGCAAATCTCATGTACCAAGCAATTTCTTCTTCGGAAAATTCGTATTTACTCATAATAAAAATTATAACACATGGAGATGCAAAAATGGTGGACACTTTTTTTGTTCCCTGCGATACTATAAGAGAAGATCACAAGCATGGTACAATGAATTTTAAAAAAAGCAGTACTTAGAGGTTGAAATTGGATTTGACTTGTGGTAGAATAGAACCGAACACAATGGAACTTAGAAATTTGCATACGCACGGACAACATGATACAATGGACATGATGGAAGTGCGTAGTTTTAACAGGTTGGGACAAGGGCGCAAGCTCACGGTAAACCACGACTGGCACCGGTGGCTAGAACCGTCGACGGCTGCCGGGCTCGTCCGGAATACTGTTGGCCCGTGGGTTAGGGTGAACGGCGCCATAAGGAGTTATCCGTCAGGGGACTCCGATAAGGCACAAGGAACAAGGGTAGGAGTTCTTTCCTATTCGGGTTCCGGAAGCTCTCT